TTTTTTAGAGAGCGACGGACAGCCTCGCTCCGCATGGAAAAAAAAGATACCCCCGGGGGTATACGAAACGCCTGCAAAGCGGGTCGCTGATGGTCGCTAGCGCCACGAAGCTCCGGGGTGTCACTGAGCCACGTCTCGGCCCGAAAGTCGAGGGTAAGACGCTGGCCGGCGTCTTTGCCGACGTAGCGGCGGAGCACGGGCTCGAGCTGATGCCGTGGCAGCGGCACGCTCTTGACGTGGCCTCGATGGTTGACGGTGACGGCTTGTGGGTGCACGACGAGGTTGCGGTAGTGGTAGCGAGGCAATGTGGCAAAACGACGCTGTTGTCGGCTCGAGTGCTGGGTGGGTTGTTGGCGAACGGCGAGAACATCCTGCACTGTGCGACGAACCGGCAGCTGCCGATCCCGGTGTTCCGTTTCGTCGGTGATGTGGTGTCGAGGGTGTTGCCTGCCGATTCCTTTCAATACACAATCGGTGTGGGGCAGGAGAAGCTCCTTATCGGTGATGCTTCTCCGGGCACGACGTACTACCCCGGGGGTAGCTATCGCATCCTGGCTCCGATGGCGAAGAGCTTCCGTGGTTGGTCCGCCGATCTGGTGATCTACGACGAGGCGAGAGAGCAGACCGACTTCGAGTTGGTGGACGCTGCCGGTCCGACATTGGCGGCGAGGGCGAACCCACAGACTTGGTACGCAAGCAACGCTGCCGATATCACGGGCGTGGTGCTGCGTGGGCTCCGAGAGCGGGGTACGTCGGACGATCCGGGGGATCTGGCGTACATGGAGTGGTCTGCCGATGAGGCTCTCCCGATTGATGACATGGGGGGCTGGAGTCAGGCCAACCCTGCGCTCGGCTACCACTTGAATGAGCGATCGCTTCGGTCGGCGTACCGCACGATGGGTGAGACTGCGTTCCGCACAGAGCGCCTCTGCCAGTTCGTTGATGCTGTTACCGATCTGGCGTTCCCGCTCGATGAGTGGAGGGAGTGCGCCGTTGCGCCGTCTGTACCCACCAAGCCGATCAGCCTGGCCGTAGACATTGATCCGAACCGCAAAGAGGCTGCTGCTGTGGCTGCGTGGAATAACGGTGATCGTGTTGAGGTGGCGGTCCTTGGTCAGTGGTTCGAGCCCCTCGATGACAAGCGTATCGCTGACGAGGTGGAGGTGATGCGGCGGAACCTCGGAGCCCCGACGGTCGAGTACGACCCGTATACGACGTGGGCCGTTGCCAACCACCTCGGCGAAGAGAGGGCGCACCGGGTGAGTGGTCCGGAGATCGTGGCTGCGTCGAGCTCCGTGTACGACGCTGTTGCAGATGGCCGCATCGGGCATCCCGGCGATGCGTACCTGGACGCTGCGGTAGCGGCCACGGGTCGGCGTCCGGCGGGCGATGGCGGGTGGCGGATTACCAGGAAGGGCGATGTGCCGATCCCGGCCGCTGTTGCTTTGGTGCTTGCAGTGTTCGCTGCTTTGCACCCGGCGCCGGTTCCTCGGGTGTTCATTCGCTGATATTGTGATACCCTGGGGGGGTATGGGATTCTTCGGCGACCTGTTCGCTCCCGTAGATGTGAACCCCGGCGTGCAGAAGCACGCCCTAGAGCCCATTGTTTGGCCGACGCTTCCGGGGACGAGTCTCGTCTATCAGTCAACCTATTCCCAGCAGTTGGCCTTGTCGGTGGCTGCCGTGTACCGGGCCAGGCAAATGACCGCCGACGTTCCTGCCAGTCTCCCCGTCCGGATCGGCGACTCTCTTGTCCCCGCTCCGAACGCCTCCCAGACCTCGCAGGAGTTCGTGGTAGAGACCATCCTCTCTTTGCTCGACTACGGTGATGCTTACTGGCGGGTGGACGGTCAGGGGAACATGCGGGTGCTGCCGTTCAACGAGGTGGTCGTCTCTTGGAACCAGGAACGGACGCAGCGGCGTTACTCCTACCAGCAGCAGCACCTCCGGGTAGTGGGCATGAACCCGCCCCTGGTAGTGCTGTCGGTGAACCGAGGAGCTGTCGACTTGATCGGGTTTGGCCCGATGCGGTCTCAGCGGATCATCGGGCTGATCGCTGAGCAGAAGTGGTCGCAGGAGTTCTTCACGAACGGGACGGAACCCACCGGGATCGTTACCGTACCTGGCGAAATGACTCAGGACGAGGCCGACCTGCTGTTCGACCAGTGGTCGAAGCAGACGGAACGGCTCCCCAAGATCATGTCCGGCGGAATGACTTGGAACCCGAATAGCTTCAGCGCCACCGATAGTGATTGGGTAGACACTCATGTTGTCGGCATCGGTGACGTGGCTACGTTATTTGGTGTTCCTGCTGCGCTGTTGAACACGTCAGCGAGTGGGAACACGTCAAGCCTGACGTATGCGAACGCCCATTCGGTGTATGAGGGTTGGTATCGCTCGACCCTGTTCCCCTCTTACGTTAAGCGGATCACCGATGCTTGGTCGAGCGTTATCGGCCAAGTGGTGAAGTTCGATCCCGAGGAGCTGTTCCTTGCCAGCTTGCAAGAACGAACGCTTGCTGCGGCTACGCTGGTGAACGCCGGCTTCGAGGCCTCTGGCTCTGTTGATGTGGTCGGCCTTCCGCCGATCCGACATACGGGTAAGGTTCCTACCACCGTGCAGAAGGAAGAAGCATGATCCACGAGTTTCGAGCACAGATTACCGAACAGGTTGAGGGGTCTATGACGGCCCGGATTGTCCCCTTCGGGGTCAGTGTCCCTTATGGCACGAGCACCGTGGAGTTCGCCCGGGGAGACATTACGTACCCGGAGAATGTTCCGCTCACCATTGACCACGACCGAGGGGTGCTGTCGAGGGTCGGGGTAATGTCCCGACACTTCGAGACTGATGACGGGGCGTTTGCTGAGTTCAAGCTCTCCGATGTTCCTAACGCCAAGGTGCTGCGGGAGCTGATGCTCGACGGGGCCGTAACTGAGGTTTCCATCGGCGTCGAGACGGAGACGGGGAGGCTCGATCACGTTGCGGTCGTTGATCGTGCACGATTCGGGCAGACAGCGAACCCCAGCAAAGTGCTGGCGGTTCACCACGATGAAGGAGATACCGACATGGCAGAGACAGAAGAGGCCACGGCTCCGGTCGTGGCGGAGTACGATGACAGTCCCCTGCGGGCCGAGCTGGCTCGACAGGCGGAGGCGATTGACTCGATGAGTACCAAGGTGGTCAGCGAGCCGCCTCCGGGTGACATGCGGGACTTTGTGTTGGCCTACATGAACGGCGACACGAGGACCCTCGACCAATTCGCCCTTGCGCTCGATGACACAACCACGGCGGCTGGGGTTGTCCCTGACTTCCTGAGCAGCGAGATCGTCTCGATCATCGACGTGATGCGCCCGTTCGTCGCTTCATTCCAGTCCGATCCGATTGGCTCCGCCGGCATGTCGGTGGTCTATCCGCTCGTGACGCAGAAGCCGGTCGTGGAGAACCAGGCTGCCGAGGGTGGCGAGGTTGGCTCCCAGGAGTTCAACATCGGCACAGTGTCTTACGATCTGCTGACCTACGCCGGTGCCAACCGGGTGTCGATCCAGCTCGTGGAGCGCTCACAGCCGTCGTTCGTGGAGGCCCTGTTCAGGGAGCTTGCCGGGCAGTACGCCATCGTCACCGAACAGGCTGCCATCACGGCTGCCCTTGCGGCGACGACCCAAGTGCAGGTGCTCGCCGACTTCTCCGCTGATGCTGCGTTGACCATTGCGGCACTGGCCGCAGCGAACACGCAGGTCATCGACGGTGTTCGGCGTCCCGCCACCCACGTGTGGGTGGGCTCGACCCGTTGGGAAGAGTTCCTTGCTCTGGTGGACTCCACCGGGCGTCCTCTGGTGACGTGGCCGGGTGGCGATCCGTCGAACGCCTTCGGGCTCTCCAGCCTGTCGGTGATGACCGGAAGCCTCTCGGGCTTGCAGCTCGTCCTCGTTCCGAACATGGGCGCCCAGGTGGCGATCATGGGTTGGGCCGGCGGTGCTGCGAACCTGGAGCAGAACCCGGTGCAGCTGCGTTCCCAGCAGGTGTCCACTCTCGATTGGGAGCTGGGGGTCTACGGGCTCTACCAGTTCGCCGAGAAGTACCCGGCCGGGTTCGTTGAGTTCACCCTCGTCTGATGGCTGCCGTTCCGTCCGGCTGGGCCAAGCGGGTGCAGGACAGCACCAAGCCCAAGCCGAAGAAGAAGGCGAAGAAGCAGGCTGAGAAGCCGAAGGAGACAGAGAGCTCGTGAAGCTCAACGGACAGCTAATGCGGCCCCTCGTGGTCATTGGAGCGGCCGCATTAGCTGCCCTGTTTCTCATCGGTCTGGACGCTATGGCACAGACTATGTTCAGCGTCGAGGCTGATCGGTTCGTCAGGCTCGTGGTGCTGCTCGCCGGGATCGTCGGCGGAGGAGCCGCTGGATCGGCCTACGTCAAACGGGGCGAAGATGACTGAGCTGCTTTATCTCGATGACGTACTTGACGGGTACCCGGATAACACCGCTGGCCTTATCACCCCGGTGAATAGCCGGAACCACGTCGTCTCCACGATCCGTGGCGTGGGGTTCATCGACTCACCGACGACGATCACCCTGCCCGTAGAGAATGGCGTGGGTGTCATCATCAACCCGCTATTGCTCGATGCGGTGTTCACGCAAGCGACCCTATGGACGTTCGACGGGAACAACTTAGCCGTCTCGAACTACGGTGCCCTGACGAACGTCACTGTTCCGGCTGGTTATACCAAGCTGGCGCAGTTCGTTGCGGTCCTCGCCCTAGAGAAGACCGGCGGTGGCTCCGATGCGTACCAGTTCCAGTTTACCCGGAACGGGGTTGGCGTCGGATTGGCCGAAGATGTGCCGTGGAGTTCTGCCGGGGTGCAGGTTGTTACGACCCTCTATACGTCCCTGTACGATATCTCGACCCAGGACACCATCGGGGTGCAGGTGATCGGCGTTGGGACGGGTACAGACCTACTGCTTCACAACTTCGAGATGTCCGTCTCTGACTCCGTGCTTCTGACGGACCCGACGCCATGACCACGACACTCGACGCACGGCAGGCTTCCAACTCGACGGCCTTGTTGACTTGGGACACGACGGACACTCCACCACTCACATGGGAGATCGAGCGTCAGGTACTACCCACATCTGCGGTATGGGCCACGATTGCGGGCCTAGCGGCGGACTACCGGACGTTCGGGGATAGCACCCTCGAGGCGGCGGCAGTCGTTGGTGACACAGTGACGTATCGGCTGGTTGACCCGTCCGGTCCTACCGTGCTCGTCACTGCTGACCCGTTCACTTATGCCGACCGAGACGTTCCGCCGACATATGGCCCGGTCGACCCGTTGGTTAACACGATCCGCTACACGACCCTTGCCGACGTGAAGAAGGCTCTAGGGATCACCGATGCTGCTTTCGATACAGAGCTGACCCAAGCCATCATCTCCGCCGAGGTCGCCATCGACCAGATGAACGGCCGCTCATTCGCCGATACTGGTATCAACCCGGCGATCCCCGGTATCCCAGAAGCGATCCGAGTGTGGGCGCTGGATGCGTCGGTGGCTGTGTGGAAGCTCCGGGATACCCCTACGGGCTTCACTGCCGGCTCCGACGACTGGTTGGGGCAGATCGACGCCACCGAGGCAGCACGTCGCTCGCTGCGGCGCAACCCGCTGGCCTTGGGGTATAAGGTCAGCTGGGGGCTGTCCTGATGGTTCCCGAGGATCTTGCTGCGTACCTGGATGCGAACCTGCCGGATGGCATCAACGTCTACGGCTATCCGCCGGATGTGTTCGCCGTCCCTGCCGTGGTCATAGATCCGGTGGATCAGGTGCCGTACACGGCCGGAGGTCCGCTTAACGTGGCATGGGGGCTCGAGCTGAAGCTGGTTGTCTCCCGCACGCAGCCTCAGTATGGGCTCAGGAGCCTTTACGAGCTGCGGAAGCAGATCACAGATCTGTTCCAGGATGCACCGGACAGTACCCGCTGGTCGGAATTCGGGGATATCGGGACGGTCCAGGTCGGCGACGCCGACTATTTGCAAGGTACACTCGTCACTGTCGTGATTGCGGCGGGATAGGAGAATCATGGCTACGTTCATTGAAGGCTATCTGGCCACCATCACCCTCGATGCCATTGCGTATCATCCCTACTCCAGCGATGCAACGCTTGGGCTCACCCGGGATGCTATCGACAAGACCAAGCTCGGGGAGGACCGGCGTACCTACTTGTCCGGCCTTGGTGATGGCTCCATTGACGCTACGTTGCACCTTGCCACCGAGTTTGCTGTGGCGATCCAAACGGCCTATGACAAAACGACGCCACTGGCCTACGTGTTCCGCCCCGGGGCGCTTGGCACCAAGGACGCCGGGCAGTACACCGGAGAGGCGATCATCACGGACTTCTCGCAAGCCGGAGCGGCTGATGGTGAGTGGGATGTGGCCCTCTCGCTCCAGCTGACCGGCCAGTACACATACACGGCGCCGGTCTAGGAGGCTGACTCATGGCATCATCAGATATTCAAGGCTTCCTTGTGGTCCTGACCCTGGATGGGAACGTGATCACGGCTCAGTGTACGAACCTCGGCATTGATCGCTCCAAGGCTTCTCTGAAGAAGTCAGTCATGGATGGCACCGGCAACCCGACATACCTACCCGGCGAAGAGACGGGGGCCTTTGCCGTCATCGGGTCCGTCATCGAGGGTGCGGGGAACATCGAGGCTCTGGAGGTCACGTGGTCCAAGGAGGTGGAGGTTCCCTTCATCATCCTTGTTGGCGACGGGGCGACGGTCGATGCGGGCACTTACTCCGGGGACACGCTGCTCTCGACGTTCAACATCACCACGTCACCCGATGACACTTGGACGTTCGACATTGCGGGCGATACGGGGAAGATCACCTACACCGCCCCGACTCCGTAGATGTGGCTTCCACGACCACTAAGCGTGGCGGTGTCGAGGTAGAGGGACTTGCCGAATCCATCAAGGCTCTCGGTAAGCTCCAGCCTCAGTACCGCAAGGAAGCCGTAGAGACGTTCAGGGACGCCGCTAAGGACGTTCAGCGGCGTGCTAAGGCGAGTGGGGCCCCGGCCGGGTATCGGGGGCCGAAACCCCGTATCGGGCGCTCAGCGACCCGCACAGGCGCTGGGGTGAAACTGCGCACATCGGCACGATCCGGGGTGCCGGCGTTCGCTGCTGAGTTCGGCGAGGTTGTGGCGACTGTGTACGGTCGTCCTGTCGGGCAGTATCGGTTCAGGAGAAGGACCGCCCCGGCGTTCAAGCCTCCCACCAGTAGTGACCTGTTGAAGAATCGTGGCGGGTACATGATCCAGCCTGTGATCCGGCAGCGGGCGCCTTTCTGGGGGCGGGAAGTATCCCGCCGGATCAACGAACTCATCGATCGGGCAATGCGGAAGGCTGGGGTTCCCCGTGGCTAAGAACACCAACGAGATCCTGTGGCGGTTCCTTGCTGACACGAAGAGCCTGGATCGTGGTTCCCGGAAGGCTCAGGGTGACTTCAAGCAAACCGAGCGCTCATCGGACTCGATGCAGAAGGGGCTCGGGGTAGCGACGAGGGCTCTTGGTGCCCTTGGTCTGGCGTTCGGTGCGATGGAGGTCAAGGACTTTATCTTCGATTCCGTCGAGATCGGGCGAGTGGCGCTTGCTACCGCCGCATCCTTCGACAAGGTGTTCGGCCCTGCTGCCGACAGGCTTCGAGTCAACCTCGATACCACACGCAAGGCGATGGGCCTTGGGGTAGACGAGATGGAGGCAATGCTACTCACGACCGGGGCGCTTGCTACCGGGATGGGCCTCAACTCCATCGAAGCTGCCGATATGTCCGAGAGCCTGTTTGTCCTTGCCGGAGACATGCAGGCGTTCAACCCGGCGGCTGGGTCCACCGAGGACGCTCTTAACGCTCTTCAGGCGGCCATACGAGGCGAGTTCGACCCTTTGGAACGCTTCGGTGCCAAGCTGTCTGCTGCGGAGATCAACGAGCGGGCGCTGGCGAATACCGGGAAAGCGACGACCGCCGAGCTTACGGCGCAGGACAAGGCGTTGGCGACCCTGGAGCTTGCCCTAGAGAAGACCACCATTCAGGTTGGTGCCCTGGAGGCGGCCGAGAAGAGCGGGGGAAAAGAGACAGAGAAGCTGACTTCTGCTGTTCGGGATCTCCGGGTGGAGTTCGGCACCAAGCTGGCCCCTATCGCCGACGACCTTACCGGAGTTATCGGCAACCTGACGGGATCGATGGGAGACGCTTCCGGGCGGTCCTTCCTGCTTCTCGATGCCATCAAGGTGCTTACCGGAGGGCTGGAGGACAACACCGAAGCCTTCGGCGACGATGCCGACGAGATAGACAACTTTACTGGAGCAGTGGCCGGGGCTACTGACTGGCTAGCTAAGGCGCTCGGGTTCATACCCCCGCTGTCGCAAGGTTTGCATGACCAGGCCGACGCTTGGCGGGACGATGCCAGAGAAGCAGGGAGGGCGTCCACGGCGTTTCAGGTTGCTTCTCTGAACATGCAACGTATAGTAGATCCTGCCGGGAAGGCGGCTAACGCCCTTGTGGGCGTAGGTGCAGCGGCCAACATAACCCGTGCCCGTCTGGCTTCCCTCACATCGCAGGCTAAGGCGACGGTGAATGCCCTACGTTCCGTTGCTGCTGCTCAGGACATTACGAAAGCCGGTCCGGTCTTATTCGCAACCGGTGGCACGGTGCCCGGCCCGAAGGGTTCCCCACAGGCGGCCATAGTGCACGGCGGAGAGCAGATCCTTACCCCAGCACAGCAGCGAGACGGTGGAGGCGGAGGGGGAGGGGCCACTACGGTGAACATCAACGTAACCGCCATCGATCCTGAGGGTGCTGCTGATGCTGTCGCTGAGGCGATCCGCCTCTATACACGGACGAACGGTCCGGTGTTGTAATGCCCTTCACGAGGACGGTCCTGTCCGGTGATGTGAAGTTCAAGGTCATGTTGCAGATCGGCGACCTGTCCGACGTGCCGATGGTTGGTCTATGGGGATCAGGGAAGTGGGACGAGAACGTATGGGGTGTCACCGGCGACGCCTACATGGTGGACGTAACGGAGTACTGCGAACAGTTCACGACACGAAACGGTCGGCAAACATACACGTCGAGGTTCAGGGCCGCCAAGGCGGTTATCGACCTGGATAACACGGGCGGCGAATGGACCGTAGCCGGGGGCGCTCCGCTTCCTGGTTTCCTGCCACTCCGCCCGGGCCGGGTCGTACAGCTGTTCGTATCGTGGAATGACGGCCCCGATGTGCAGATTTACGAGGGATTCATCGACACGATTGCGGATCGGTACCGGGAGAATGCCGACATCATCACCCGCATCACGGCTTACGACCTGCTGGGGATCGCCCCCCGTGCCAATACGGTGGCACAAGCTGAGCAGGGGAGCGGCGAGCTTTCCTGGCAGCGGATCATCCGAATCGTAGAGCATGAGTTCGTTCCCGCCCCTCCGGTCGAGGTACTTGGCTTCTCTCTTGAAGATATCGGGACCACCATGCTCCCCACGACGCTTGCCAACGATGCCCTGGCTCTCTTGCAGATCACGGCCGACAGTGAGGGTGGCGGGGTCTGGATGGCACCCTCGGGGGCCGTGCGATTCTCCCTCGAGCACTACTTCACGACGCTTGCCGACCGACCCGACCAGGATTGGGAGGTAGGCTCTGGACCGATACAGCCGGTAAGGATTCCTGATTCCGACTGGTCCGCTCAGCGGATCATCAACGAGGCCCACATGGCAAGGGTCGGCGGGGTAGAGCAGGAGGTTTCCAACTCTGGGAGCATCGGCCTCTACTACCGGCGCACCCACCAACGTCTCGACTTACAGACCGACGACGATACCCACGTGGCCGACTTGGCGCAGCGGTTCGTAACGAACCTAGCCAATGCCAGGGCGCAGATCCCGTCCGTGGAGCTGCTCCCTACGAACACCGACGAGTACGAGATGGGCGGGCTGGCGGAGATCGGCGATACGGTACGCCTGACGGTGAACACGATCTTCGGCTGGTCGTACACCGTCTTAACCCAAGTGTTTGGCATCTCTCACTTTGTGACCCCGGAAGAGTGGCGTGTTGAGTACCTTCTCGATGACACCGAGTTCGAGGTCCAGGGAGCCTTCTCTACTGGCTTCTCTGATGCCTATGATGTATAACAGAAAGGACCTGTCTGATGGCTGAGATGCCCGACGTATTAACTGGTGAAGTGATCGATGCCGACCTGTGGGGTAACCCGATCCGGGACCGCACCGTGCAGCGCTACATCGACGTTGCGGAGCGGGACGCCGAGCACCCATCACCGGCGAGCGGCGACGTGGCCTACATGTCGGCCGAGGTCGACAACTACTTGACGCTCTTCCACGCCGGCGGATGGCGTCAGCTCGTCGGCCTCAACGCCAGTGGTACCGCCGTGCTTAAAGGCACCATCCAGACGTTCGCCGGAACGTCGGCTGCCCCCTCCTATTCGTGGTCGTCTGACACCGGCACCGGAATGTACCGTCTCACCACGGGTGTGATCGGTTGGGGTATTTCGGCTAATCGACGCATGACGCTATCGACTGACGGTCTGGAGATAGGGAACGGGTCATCGACTGGTGCGCCGCTGCTCCAGCGCATCAACTCGGAGGCGGCCCCGGGGTACGCCTTCGTGACCGACCCAGACACCGGGCTCCGGCGTGCAGGCTCGGGCCAAATACACATGTCCCTCAACGGGGTGACGCACTACATTTTCCAGACCGACATCTTCACTGCCACAGCGGTCAACACGGCAACGACGACCAACCCGGAGAACGTGTTCGTGTTTGCTACCGGACAGCTTGCCAAGTCCACGTCCTCGATGGAAGCCAAGACGAACTTCGTTCCGTTGGAGAACGCACTCGATGTAATCCGTAGGCTCAACCCATTCACGTTCACGTCGGTGCTTGCGCTCGATGATCCCGACAAGGTACTGGCCGGGTTCGGAGCCGAGGAGGTAGCCGAGGTGATCCCCGAGGCTGAGATGGATAAGAACTACGACCTGCGTGCCGTCGTGGCATACTTGGTCAAGGCCGTACAGGAGCTCGCACCAGCGGAGGTGTAACCGTGGAACCCTTTGAACTTGACCCAATGGCACTGATCCAGGCGCAGCGTGACCGGATCTTGGCGCTCACCGATGAGAACGTGCAGCTCACCGCTGCCGTGGCTCAGCTCCAGCAGCAGGTGGCACTGAACAACGGTCAGGTCGAAAGGGCGGAGATAACCTCATGAGTAGCCGAGGCTTCACCCCACCCCCCGAGGCGAACGTCGTCGAGGACGGCGAGCCCGACACCAAGGACGACGAGTTCGCCCGAGACGATGCACCCGAGCAGGAGTGGGAGGACGACAGCGATGGCTGACCTCTACGACCTGTACCTGGAGTGCCGACGCCGGGGCCTCAACGTCAAGGGTCTATCCGGGTGGTCCTCGTGGCAGAACGGCTACTGGTTCCGACGTGAGGGGCAGTGGTCGGGATCAGGGTCCAAGTCTAACCCGCCGACGTTCTTCATCGATCACCATACGGCCACGGCTGCGTACACCCCCAATGTGAAGAACAGCTCCGGTCAATCGAAGGCCAACATCTGGCTTGGGCTCTCCCGTCCTGGTACCTCCCGGTACTATTCCACGGGGTCGGGAGAGGCCCAAGCTGCTTTTGCTGTCAGGTGGGCAGCGAACTACGGCAACGGGGCGTGTATCCGCAAGGTCTATGAGGACTACGTTTGGCGTGACCGGGTCGTCCCGGGCGCTGCCCGGACTTGGACATCCGCCGGCGACAACGGCTACGCCAACAAGCTCGGGATCGGAATGGAGATCGTCCACCTCGGCGACGGGTCCCAGCTCCATCCTGGCGTGTTCGAGCTGGCGTGCCAGATCAACGCCGCCGCCGAGGACGTGTTCGGCTGGAAGAAGAACCAGTCCAGGATCATCGGCCACGAGGACTCGACCCGCCGCAAAGTAGACCCGAGGTTCGCACAAGGTGCCCCGTACACGATGGAGGCGATCCGCACCCGGGTCGCTCAGATACACGGCGGTACGCCGCCAGATGAGGAGGCGGTCACATTGCTGCCGTTCACGACCGGGATGGGTATCGGAGATGAAGCGAACCGGCTCGATGATATCGAGTGGCTCCAGCGGGAGCTGAACGAGCATCCCGCAACGACCCCGAAGCTGAACACCGACGGCAAGTACGGAGCTGCCACCGAGGCCGCCGTCGTCCAGGTGTTCCCGGGTACGGACGGTAAGCGGGTCGGAGGCAAGGAGTGGGGCCTGCTGGAGAAGGCGAACCGGGGCGCCGCCGGAACGCAGGGGCCGAAGGGCGACACGGGACCAGCCGGTCCGAAGGGCGACGACGGGGAGAGCTCCGCCCCCGAGCACACCCATGTGTTCACCGGAACCACAGAAGGAGCGACATGAAAGTCAAACCGACCCCGAAGGCGACGGCGGTAACGGCGGGTGGCGCTCTCACGATCCTTCTCGTGGGCGTACTCGACCGGGCATGGGGTATCGTGCTCACCCCGGTTGAGGCCTCGGCGATCACCACGGTGTTCGCCTTTATTGGGGCGTGGCTGGCCCCAAGGGTTGACACTTAGTCTCGAGCGTCGGGTGGTCCCTCGTTAGCTTGCCGCACGTCCAGCACCTGAGGATGCCGTGGCCCTTGCAGTCCTGGGAGCAGCCGAATCCGCCCGGGTTGTTCGGGCAGCTGTCTACCTTGTTGAACCCTTTGCCTCTCATCCTTCACCCGTCGGGATCCCGATCGGGGTAGACGGCGGCACCGTAGTGGTCGTTGGGGGCACCGTCGTAGAGGGCGTGCTCGTGGTCGGGGGCTCCGTCGTGGACGAGGTACTCGTTGTCGTTGGGTCCGGCATGGACGTGCTGGTCGATGTTGATGAAGACGATGACGGGGGGTTGGTCGTTGATGGCGGGGCCGCCTCGCAAGTCCACTCGGCGT